GTGCGGCGTTCAATCTTTTTCATTTCTCTCCTTGATTCTGCTTCTGCATTCAGAGCATCAATTTTGCGTTGCGCCCAGTTCTGCGCTCTATCTGAAAAATTGCTATCCCCACCCCAAAGAAGCCAAGCAACTAAACCTGCTCCTGGATAACCTGGATCGGATGGATTGTTATTTGATGGCGCTTTGCCATCTACTTGATGGCGGGCAAACCAAGGTGCCATCTTTCTAACTTTTGGTTCTGTTATTTTTCCAGCAGCCATATCTCTTGCCGCTGCGATGGTGGCTGGTACTAAACCATCGCCCCCAAAACCTTCGCTATAATATTTCAAACCACGCTTTGCGTTTTCTCTGATAAATGAAGGAACATCTAAATTAACTTGCCTATTTGCTTCATCTGCTTGCCAAGCATTGCAGTAATAACCGCCATCAACATAATCTAACCATTTTTCACACCAGGCTTTGGTACCTGCATCATTTTGCTTTTGTTCATTGTAGAAATAACAATTACCGCAGGCTCTACCTTCAGGAACATCATCTGCTAGTGCAGGTCTGTAATTATCAGGTAAAGCACGGTTAGAAACTTCTCCACCTGGTTCCATATCCTCAGCAATTGAAACTGCAACCATCTGATCTATCGCATCTTGCTTGGAATTGTGGCAGCCGATAGTTGTATAAGAACCATCAGATTCCTCTTTTACAGTTGCCCAACCAGCGCAATCACTTTGCTTATCAGATATTAAATATGGCATAAATTCCTAAACTAGAAGTAAAACTTCGGCATCATCATCGAGTATTGAAAAATCAATTTGAGAGATTGATTTACTTGATAACTTACCTAGTTTTGTATTTGCTTTTGCAACCTTTATTGAAACTGTTATCTTTACAGGCTCAATAATTTCAGGAAAGTTAGGCTGGATATAATTAGGCTGGCCAACTTGACTTTGAATTATCTCACCACTTGGCACACTTGCACTAGCCGTTAATCCGCCTAGAGCAGCAGTTGCCGATACAACATTTGTTATTTGCGCAGTGGCGCTGGCAGTGGATGAACCTAGATTTGCCGTTGCCGTTGCGAAGGTGATTGGCCCTAGAACATCAAAATCAAGTTCTGATGTATCTAATATGAACTGAGCCATTTATTAACTCGCTAANGTAAGAGAAACTGTTAATGAACCGCTTGGAATTGTAAAAGTATCTCCTGCGGTGTANGCATTGCCTGCAACAGTTCCTGAGAATAAGAAGTTGCCTGCGGTTAAACCATCCCAAGCAGAAAAGAATGTAGCATCCTCTGAGCCTGCAATATTAGTCCAAGATATATCTGCATCTGAAGTTAAACCGCCAGTAGAGGCTGCGCTAAAAGAAACTGATTTGCGGGTTGTTTCAGTAGCAGGGTTGGAGGTTGCGCTTGCACCAGGATCGCCAATATGTAGTTTTACATAAACATTTGCTGCTGAGTAAGAGGTTGCATTTCCTACTGCATCAAGAAATTTATTTGCTAAGTAATTGCTTAAACCTGTTGCCATTACTCATTCCCCTCTATAAACTCCTCAATAATTTCATCAATACGACCTTCTTTATCTCGCTTAACTTTCTTGCGAACTCGCTTTTGCTCAATGTTATTTGTTACCTGAACAGTTGGTGATTCAACAGTTACATTAGGTGCAGCAACATTAACCTCTGGTGATTCAAGCATTACCATCGCTGGTTCAATAGTTACATTAGGCGCAGCCACATTTACAGTTGGCTCAGGCACATTAACAATTGTTTGTTCGCTACGATTCTCTCGGCTCTTAACCTCATAAACAGCACTTGGATCGCCTGGGTCAATTGATGCAACCTGTTGCAACTGACTACTTGGAACGCCAGTGTGCTTCATCTTAGGTAAACCAATTGCTGCATTAACGGCTGCTGGATCAAAGCCAACCTGAATAAGTGCAGTTACAATTTCGGTTCTTAATTTCAAGCCGACATCTTTAGCATCTGCGGCATCAATNTTTTGTAGAGGAACTCGGTATTGATCGCCNGCCTCACCAAGAGGAGATAAATCCTCAGTTGAACGAACATCATTTAAACTCAAGAAACCTTCACGCAAACCTTTTGTGTAAGCATCATAGCGCTCAGTGGTTGTACCACGCAGAAGTGCATCAAGATTAAATTTAACAAAGCCATCTTTCTCAGGTAGTAATGATGAAAGTGCTTGCTCAATTCTTTCTAGTAATGGGCGAAGTGAGTGTTGTACAAATGAAAGGTTCTGCGCTTCAACGCTAGCAAAACTCATTGCACCTGCAACTGGATGCCCTAATAATGAAATCGGAACTCTGAACAATCTTGCAATTTCCTCAAGGCCGAATCTCCTGGTATCTAATAACTGGGCATCCTGGGCGTTTAGTGAAAGTGGTTTAAATGCTGCGCCACCTGTTAGCACACCGATCTTGCCTGCACGATAAGGGCCTGAGTGAGTGATATTCCAATCACGGCCAATGTTACTTGCTTGCTCCTCAGTTAATTCACCTGGTACTTCAATGATGCCGCCAGGGTTTGCTGCGTTTCCAAAGTAAGAAGCGGCATAAGTATCAGCAGCCATAACTGCGCCGATAGTAATTCTTGCTGCCTCAACTGGGCCTAAGCCGTAGAAAGAACCTGGTAATTTAAATAATGGAATATGTAACAACTCATCTTTTGTAAGGGTCATTACTTTCTGGTTGTAATCTTGAGTATAAACTCCGCCTGCTGGATCGTATTCTTTAATTGTTACTTCATAAATAATTGGCTCATTTGGATTATTGCGTTTGATTCTTACTGATTCAGGGCTAATGCAATAAAGTTCAACAACCTCGCCCATATCATCACGCACTGTAAGAATGTAGGCATTGCCTCGCAAGTTTAAGGATGCAAGAACTTGCTCTAAAAATTCCATTCGAGTTGATTCAGGATTTGGTGAATTTACCCAAACAGGAACATCACCATAAACTGCGGCGTAAGAAATTCGCTGGCGGCCTCTGCGAACATAGGCGCCCATTGGCAAAGATGAAATTGTATCGCCAAGCAAACGAACGCAGGCATAAACTGTACTCATGCGGATCGCAGTTTCTGATGAAACTACAACTCCCGCTGGAGAACTGTAAGCAGGTCTGCCTGGAACTAGCGGCTCAACAAATTGATTGCCTGCTCGCTTCTCACTAGCACCGCGCAACGCTCTTGATAAATTCATTAATTAGCCTTTTCTGTAATCCATATTAAAAAACTTCCAAGCACGATTAGCGCGGCTGGAATTGAAAGTATTGCTAAGCCTGTTGTTACGCAGGCAACTCCTACTACCTCAACCAACAAAGCAGCATTTATTTTTTTCATTTACTCCCCCTTATTGTTAAATTCATTTGTCAAATCGTGGCGTGTCTTTTAACTTACTGCAATTGTTATGCGTAATAAACTGCAATTTATGTAATTGCAAAAAGTGTCAAAAGTATAATTAAGGTAGTGGTTAGGAAATACTTAATCACCAAGGAAGGTAATTATGAAATGTTGTAATCACTTAGTAATAAAGCAAGGATGCCAGTGCCATAATTGCAGTGGTTATCTTTGCGAAGCAGGGAGAATCAATAATGAAAAGCAGTAAATTAAGTTGGTGTGAAAAATGCAATATGGAAACCTGTTGGCTATGGACAGCAATATCACTTAAAGATGCAGATTGGAGATGTGATAGATGTCAGCGAAAACTTTAAAATGTCCATTATGTAAAACTGATGTTCGTTTCAGTATTACTAGAGGCTTATATTGTCCTAATTCAAAATGTGATAATGAATTAGATTAAACCTGGATAGTAAAATATCTAGTTAGTGGCGCCTTGGGTTCAGGCGGTTGCGTGGCTCGGTCATAACCAAAGATTGCAGGCAACAGCAGCATCTACCTTGCGACGGCTTGAAGCCTTGGCGACCATTACTCCTCTTGAGGATTGTTTGGTAACGCAGTTTGAGATGTGGCGGGCCAAGCGTTCATCGCCATCGTGAGTAAACGATCCATTAACGACGGCCTCATAAAATTTTTGTGTTGCAGGCACCATTCGTTCCGCTGAGTTTGGATAACTAACAACTGGTAAGCCGTTCTCATCAAGCACCATGAAGGTTCGCTGCCATCTTGCGGGATCGAATACAACTTCTCTAACTTGGAATCTGGAATCTCGGTAAACATCAATTATTGTTTTTTCAACTTCAGCAACTGGAACAAACCAACCTTGCTCTGCATCGTGCGGCTTCTCCCATATTCCAACAACTTTTAAATGTGGTTTTTCTCCACCTAAGAACCAAGCAACTAAAGCAGTTGAATCATTTGAAAACGCTCCATCAAATGCTAGAACTACATCCTCACCAGGAATATCTTGGCGCTCTGTATCTATTATTGCTTCCCAAGCACCAGTTGGTAACCAAGCGGTGGTTGTACTAACAAAACAATTTATTCGCTTCGTTCTAAATTCTGCTTCAGGAGTGCGTAGTACTGCCGATTCAAAATCCTCAAGATCAACAATATCGCCAATACCAGGATTACTTTCTTGCCACAATTGCGGATCACGATAATCACCCTCTGGTTTCTGTGGCTCCCACCAAGCAAAGAAAAAACTTGGATCAACATTTTCACCCTTTACAATTCTCTGCCCATATTGGTAGAGAGAGTAACAAAGTGAATCCTGATTATTACTTGCAGTTTTAACTCCAGCAGTAGTAATACCAAAGAGAAGTGAATCCTGCCTAGCACCTCCTGCAAGGCTCATTACATCCCATAGTTCTCTGTTGGGCTGGGCGTGAACCTCATCAAAGATAACTAATGGAGAAGGGTTTAATCCTTCTTTAGTGTAAGCCTCAGCAGAGAGAACTCTATAAACAGAACCTTTATCTTTAAACTCAATTGCATCTTTGTATAAAGTAAACATTGTAGATAGTTCAGGGTCTAACTCAACCATCCGCTTTGCAGTTCCGAAAACAATTCGGGCTTGATCTCTATCGGCTGCGCAAGAGTAGATTTCAGAACCATTACCACCAAGAGTTAAACCTGCTAAACC